CGAGCGCCGGCACAGACTGCGAGATGGTATCCTGAAACCACCCAGCATGATAGACGAGCATGTTCGGATTGACTTGCCACGCGGCCATGTTTGTAATGACTTGCCTCATTGAACAAGCTGCTATCCCAGTAGTTTTGAGCACCCCGTCTCGGCCGTGATTGAAAAGGGTATTGTCGATGTTGTCCGTATCGCGCGCTCCGGCGTGGGGAATTCCTAGGAAGGAATCGAAAAGATGAACGTTCCGCCGGGTATCTTCGAATCCACAGCACACGTGCGCCATGACCGCGGCCTGGGCGCCAGCAAACACCCCGCACTCAACAAGGTCGCCCGGGATTTTGTCTTCGACCACCCGGCGGGTGATGCCATACGTTGTCAGTAACGTATTCGGTCGGCAGAGCCCAAATTTCAACACCTTTCGAAGCCAATCCATCTCCCCGGCCGGAACCTCTTCGTGGGGTAACGTCGTTCGGGTTTTCACGCGACATTATCCTTTCGTATTTGTGCGGCCTCATCAAGCGAGGTTCGCAACCCCCACTGGATTTTTCCGACTTCAGAAAAAACTCCCCTCCACCAGATGTGATTTTCGACCGTAAGGTGAAGCCCGGGGGCAAAGACGCTTGGGGCACAACGCGCCTGTATGAAGAGGGAACCTCCCGGACGTAGAACACGCATCATTTCGGCAATCGACGGTCGTACGAGGTCCGGTGGGATGTGCTCGATGACGTCTATACAGAGCACGGCGTCGAACCGATTCGTTGGGTGTGGAATGGCGTGGGCTGGACAGGCAACGAAGTAGTTCCGTGGGTAAAAACTACCCACGACGCTACTGAGGTCGCAGGCCCAAAGCTTTCGCTTTTGCTTGTTCTGCAACCAGCGATATCCAGTTCCGTCGCCGCTCCCGACTATCAGCCAATCACCCACGACCAAATGTTCGTTCGGGAGACGAGTGCTGAGGAAAATGACCTCCGGACATGAAGCTGAGTATGCCCCCCTGGACTTACGCCATATCTGGTCGTACTTAGCCTTTTCGGCCGCAAGAAGGTCACTCACCGTAGACCTCCTCTAGACTAACCTGCTTTACAAACTCAGCAAGGGCTCCGTTCGACGCATCACGGATATCAACGTGCGGGTTTACCTCAACGATTCGTCTCCATTCGTTTACCCCGCTTGCCAATATCCCATCCTTGATTCCGTTAGCCCCGACGGCATATTCGCGGTCTCCCATAGGCCGACCGATTTTCCGATTTGATCCGATCCACAAGGACCGGGCGCCAGATTTGTGCCGCCCCCGCTCGTCGTTGTTTAATTCCCAGCCGTACTTATTGCCGTTCTTGTACTTGCAGTCACAACCAATTAGGTATATTGGTTCACAACCCAAGAGATGCGCGAAGTGCGTGGCGGCGTGGGCCGAGTTGATTCCCCAGATCAACGTCTCACCGTTGAAGCTTCGAGTCTTGGCCCGAGAGAATGGAAAAAACCGCTCCTCTGTCAGTCCGGGTCGATAAAACGATTCGACCGCGCACCCCTGCGGGTCCAAGAGAACCGGGTACGCGCCTTTGCAAACCTCATTCCAGTATTCAAAAGACAGCACGCCAATGTCGCACGAGAAAAAGAAGTCTGCCTCCGGTACCGAGAGGATTCCAGCGTTGACTGCGATTACGACGCAGCGCTTCGCCCGGTTCGGGTCAAGGCCTTGCACGGACGGTCCGGACGCCACAATCAACGCCGGTTTACCAGAACGGGAACCGAAACGTTCAACGAATTTATTCATCACATTCCCTTGCAGACGAACACGGTTTCGTCCGCGATCTTTTCTGTCCAATACGCAATCAGGTATGGGCACCCGAACGGTTCCATGCCCCGGCGCATTGCAGCGACGCTGATCGGGGGTTGATCGTGCCGATGTCCCCGAACCCTGGGGTCGGTGGATACTTGTTGGTTCTTGTTATCCCAAGCTCCGGGGAAGGTCACCCCGTCGGTTGCGTACCGAAACATATCGGTCGTGAAATCTAACGCTCGGCGATCCCGGATGCTTATCCCGATTGCCCCGCCCATAATGAGCGGAATGTTGAAGGCCTCTTCCCGCGTGATGCCCAACTTTGGAAGCGCGGCGTCCTTCGTCCATTGACCGACCGAAAACCCGCAGAGCCAAAGCGCGTAACCCCTGGCGTCGATCACGCGAAGAACTTCCATTGGGTCTTTCACCGCCCAGAAGGAAGCATCGAGCCAAAGGATCGTATCATACCCTCGCCGTATCGCTTCCATCAACGCGTAGAACTTGAAAGCATACGGGACTTGCTGATGCGTCGGGCTCCGAGCCGGATAGCTGTCAGTCCATTTCAAAAAGTCCCCTTGGTAACCATGTTTGCGAAGACTCTGTCCGAGCCGCTTCTGCCCCCGTACGTTGTTCGACCCGGTAGCAACGTTGACTATGCAATGCTTCTTCACGAAGCTAGCCCTTTCCGACGAGTAGGTTTTCACCTGTATCAGACTCCAACCGATATCCCCACCCGGTAACGTATTTCAAGACGTCATCCCGGTGCTTACCGTATTCAAGACAAAGCAGGGACGCCCCGATCATCCCGAAGTCGATTGTTCGAATGAGATTCCAGTTAGCTTCCCCCTCAACGTCGATGTCGACAAAATCAAAGTGCGGACCAAATCGCTCAAGGAACGGTTGAATAGCGACGGTGAATATCTGAACCTGATCGAAGTGGGTCTTGTAATTCTTCGTCCACAGCTGCTGATGTTTCTTGTCAAGGGAAGACAAGGCGTCGGGACAGATTCCAAATTCTTGAAACTTCGTGGCTTCCGCGAGGGCGCAGTTAACGATGGTAATTCGGTCTTCCCCCCTGTAGTCCTCAGCGAGCTTAACAACCTGAACCGGGGCTGGTTCAACGAGTACCCCGGACCAGCCGAGTTCAAATAACTTCCTGGTATTAGAAAAGACTATGGCGTTGTATGCCCCGATATCGAGGAACCTTCCCGGCCCGGCGGGTGGATGATTCGCAAACCAGGCGAGTATTGTTTGCTCTTCGTTACGTTGTGAGTACATGTGTTTCTTACCCTTCTAGCCTACTCGTGGGGTTTCCCGGTCTTCCGCCCTCGACGGTACGTAGAAATAGACAATGTCCGAAATGAAATGCTCGCGTTGGAGCCTTCCGGAATTCTGTAGGGCCATCGCAAAAGCCGTGTCCTCCCCACGGTTTTGTTCGGGGAAGCGAATCTCTCGGGAGAATCTTGTTCGAATCGGATTAAGGTGATTCGGGGGCCGAATGAAAACCGGACCTGAAATGGTTGCGTACGTAGAATAGCGCAACGAGTGTTCGAAGCGGCACCACGTACCCTTCCAGAGTATTTGCCCGGTGATTCCTACACAGTCCGGCTGATGCTGCTCGATGGCCTCCGTGATGAGCTGAACGTAAGAATCAGAAACGTAGTCATCGTCGTCGATGAAGCAAACCCACTCCCCCCCAGCCCGGTCGAGCAAAGCGTTTCGCTTCGCACCAACGGTTAACTCCCCACCGTCTATATAAGGAAGTACCTCAACCGTACTTTGCCGTTTACCCGCAGCAATCTGGGAATTGAGCTGCCGCATAACCCGACTGAGAAGGGTCGCCCGGCTGGTTAGCGAACAGATGAGAATACTTAACATCATTGCGAGAGCCCCGTCCCGAGGAAGAAGCCTTGGGCTTTACGTACGTTGAAAAGGGTGTGGTCTTTTGTATTGAACGTCTCGTTCCTGCGGTAAACCGCATCTATCTTGACCGCTCCGGTATTGGCGAAATGATCGTGGCGTATGATTGTTTGATCAATGAACGGCAACCTGCCGTTGATTTGTGCCACCGCGGTCCATTCATTATCGCACCATAACGAATGATAATCCGGGTGGTAGATATAGTTGAACCGAGCGAAGTACGTCCGTCCCATCACGACGAGCGTACAAATTTTCTTGGTATAGCCATCGTAGAACCAAAGGCACCCATCAAAATCGGGGAAGTGCGCTTGCATGTGCTTGTCGATGATAGCGTCGTAATGGGGAACGATTGGAATCATGTCATCGGAGGCGAGCAGCACCACGTTCCAATCGTCGGGCGCGCGGTTCATGTCTGCGTTGATCGCCTGGACTTTCGTTCTACTTTTTCCAACCGCGAAGACCCCATCACCCCGTGGGACGCTTCGGAAGAAATCTGTCATTTGTTGCCGCATAGACGCGGTGTTCATCGTCGGATCGTCTTGGTCAGACGTGACGAGAAAGAAAACGTCGTGTGCCCCGGAGAGTTGGTTGCGATATCGACGAAGAACGTCCATGGCCTTCGCTGGGCGGCCACGCGTGGGGAATTTGATTAAGAGTTTCATTTATCTACCCCCACCGGGTAACCTTTGGTCGCCGCAATTGCTTGCCGCTTGAGGCTTGTTTGATACCCAAGATGTTCGGAGAACCCATCGACGACAGCGAACCTGAGGTTACCTCCCTGTTGGAACTTGTCACTATAAAACCAGTCTTCGGTCCCTTCCCGGTTAATTCCCTTACCAACCGGGGGTAGACCGTTCTTCTCAAAAAATTCCCAGCGCATGACCCATATCGCCCCGTTAGCCGTTTTCTTCATTCGAGCGCTGTACGGTCCAACCTCGGTTATCGACACAGTTTTGTGGCGCTTCTCTTGGACGGGGTCGTTGTGCATCGAGCAAACCTCGACGTTCTGAAGATGTTGAAGAACAAACTGAGCGGCCGCGATCCATCCGGGCTTCACGATAATGTCGTTGTCGACCCACGCAAACAGGTCAGCCGTCTCATCTTTGAGGAGTCGCGCGGCCTGCCGGATCGCGTAACCCTTCTCCCATTGTGGAACGGTATTGACCTTGTTGCATACTAGACGGTGAATCTGTCCGAGACGGAATCTCTTGTATAGATCGTTGAGCGTTTCATCCCGGCTCCCGTTATCTATGACGATGAGCTTCAAACTCGGCGTCGTCTCGATGAGACTATCAAGGCACCGTCTGGTGAGCTCCTGTCGCCCCCGAACGGTGACCAAAACCCAAGCACTCACTTTTGGTTCTCCCGGCGCCAAGCGACGTACGATTCAATACCGGTCGCTAACTTCACTGAGGTATTGAATCCTAGGACGCTACTCGCCTTCTCCGTGTTTGCGACGATCCTCCTTGTCTCTCTTGGGACCGGGTCACTGTAGTTTGGCTCGCCAACCCCCGCGGTCCAGAAACGAACCGCGTCGCAAACCGATAAGATACTTCGTTCTACCCCACTGCCGATGTTGATCGTGTCCCCGCAGAACGGCTCTCTGTGTTGTCCCGCTTCGACGAACGCCCGTGCGACGTCGCCCACAAAAACGAAGTCCCTTGTTTGTTCCCCGTCCCCAAAAATCGTAGGAACGCACCCCGAACGATAAGCGTCTGCAAACGCTGGAATGGCCGCGGCGTATCCACCGCTCGTGCGTTGACGCGGTCCGTACACGTTGAACAACCGTAGGGAAACCGTATCAAGCCCACCACGAACCTCGCCAACGACCTTCAGTAACTGCTCGCCGGCAAACTTACTTTCGGCATACGGGCTCAACGGATTGACACAGTCGCTTTCGGCCGCGATCCCGGTCGTCGGAGTTCCGTATACCGCGCAGGTTGAAGCGAAGACGAGGCGCTTCACGTGAAGCACGTCTGCTGCTTTGATTACCTCAAATGTTCCTCCGAGGCAGGCTCGCCGAGCCGCCTTCGGGTTCTTCAACGAGAGCGGCACGCTAGGAGCCGCAGCCAAGTGATACACAACATCGACTCCGCTACACGCTTGCGCGGCTCCTCTCGGGGTAGAAACGTCGCCCTTGACAAAGTTGATCACCCCGTAGATGGCCTTAAGATTTTCTACGTTCCCTGTCGACAGGTCGTCTACTACTCGGACCTGATGCCCAGCACGAAAGAGCGCTTCCGTGAGGTGGCTTCCGATGAAGCCAGCGCCACCAGTGACCGTTACCTTCATTTGTTTGCTTGGTCCATTCGTTCGAACGCCTTCCGCACCAACGGCGGTAGCTCCCACGCTACGGGTGAGACGACACCATCACCACAATCCCCCAGATTTCCATCCCAATTATGCCAAGCGGTTTGTCGCCTCTGCCGCTGGGCATCGTTTCCGTCACGCTCAAGGTAGAAACGATGCTTCGCCTTCATAACTGCAGTAGGTAGAGCATGGCCGAGATGATATATCGTACAGGCCGGGACGCTTACGGCCGGGCCCTCATTTCGGGCTGTGAGGTTATTCCCGTCCTGGTCGACCGGGCTATGATGCTTCTTCCACCCATAAGATCGTCGCCATTGAGACCAACGATAATGCGGGCACGGACTCCCGAAGGGTTTCAACGGTCCTCCCCAGCGGGGAGACGTTCCGATCTTAGCGTCGTGTACCCAATGGCCTGGACCATGCCAAAGGTTTACCCAACGGGGAGACCCCCAGATATTACCAGATAGTATCCACTCATCAAGGCCATCCCATATTTCGTCGCCATCGAGTATCAACATCCTATTACCAACGGCCTGCGAAGAGCACCAAACCCGCATTTCGCGCTTATCCGGCCACCGCTCTTCTACCCGAAGCGTGATTTTTCCATCTGGGTCGGGCAGCGATTTTATGAGCGCTAAACTGCCATCGTCGAGCACCGGAGCGTGGTTCACCCTACCGTAGGCAATGACGATTTGGTCGACCAGATTATAGATTGATTCGACGGCTTCGGGAAGGAATCCCCAGTAGGCCACGAGCTGGGCCGTAATTGTTGGACGCTTGATTGTGTGGTATGGGATGTGGTCTATCTGTTCTGCCATCGCGTTGAGCCCAAAGCGTTGGATGATCGGTTTCGGGTCGAGCGTTGGCTTGGGGGCGGTAGCCGCTTCCCGGACAGCCTGGGCGAAGGCCTTTGCATCGTTATGCTTGATGAGTTGTAGGCCGGGGGTGTCGCCATACTCTTGACGAAGAACGGGAAGGTCGTAGGCTATCACGGGAGTTCCGCAAGCCAAGGCCTCACTCGGAATCATACCAAAACCCTCGAAGAGCGATGGGGCGAGAACCATCCTGGCTAAACGCATTGCCGCAAATTTATCGACGTCGGGTAGTCCGTTCTTGTTGACGACCGCGTGCTTATCGGTCTCGTCAGGAATACCACTAGAACATGAACCGAAGATCACGAGATCAAACGGTGTATCGAGATCGAACACCGATTTCACGGCAACATCAAAACCTTTATACGCTTGGCCTCGCGCGCACCATACGGCAAACGGACGCTCCACTTTTTGGAGCCACTGCGGTATAACGTTGTTGGCTTTCACAATTGCGGTGTTGTTGATGGCTGGAGTCATAACGGCCGTGTGCTTCCCGTCGGCGTTCATCCACTTCTTAAGATATACTAGGGATTCACGGGAGTTGGCCATGAGCAGGTCTGCGTGCTCGAAGACCGTTTGATCTCCCATAAGTGAACGTCCCTTACCGGCGTCGAATTCCATGACCCAATTTGGCGTTTCAAAGTTCATGCACACGAAGGGAACCCACGGATGATGCTTGTGCCAATCGAACGCCCTAAACCCGAAGGAGCTCTTACTGTCCGTGACAACGAGGTCGAGGTCTTCCGGGGGTTGGGAATCTTCCCCATCAATGAGCAGCGTCAGATTTTTGTTCGCTGGGTAGTCGTGGGACCACTTCGGAACGGCGTTGGTAACAAAGTATACCTCAGCCCCGGCATTCGCTAAGGACCACGCATACTGATACATATGAATGCGTCCGCCAGAGTAGTGTACGCTCGTTTTTAACCATATTCCAACTCGAAGTGTACGCGCCCACTTTCCAGCTACCGGTAGTACGTTGTTGCAAGAGAGACTACGTGCTACGTGTGGTGCGACCTTTCCTTCCCGCATAAGATCGTCGACGTGCTTCTGCATTTGGATGTCGACGAGACTACCGGTTTGGGCAGCGGTTCGCTGTCCGGTTGGACCTGTATACTCAAAAGGTCTAACGACTCGATACATCATCGGAAGGCCCCTCCCTTGCCCCAAGGGGAAACGGCTGGGGCTCCCCGCGGGCGAGGGGGCGGGGAGCCCCAAACCGTTAAGCTATGTTACGTCTAGCTCTCTACGTCGTCCAGGTAAGCAAATGCCCTGGGCTGCATCGGCCTTCCGCCAGCAACGGCGTAAATACGGAACGCGACAAGATCGCTCTGGAATCTGTAGTGGTCGCTCCGCGCAAGAACGATCTCCTCCTCCATCGCGAGCGTGTAGTTGCGCGGGTTGCCGTAAACAACGTCACCAGACACACCGAGGGCCGGACAGTTGTAAGACACCTCGTACGGGACACCAGTGATTCGGTCGTAAGCCCCGCCGGAGACGGCCGCGGTAAAGAGCGGTCGGCCGAGCGTATCGGTCGCCTGCTCGTTCGCCTCTTCAACGTCATCGTGAAGGACGAAGATCGCGCCAGAACGATGGTAGGAGCGAACCTCGTGCTTCAACGCGACGAAGTCGGCGTAACCCACGGCGCCAGCGGTTGCTCGCGGCACAGTACGGACGCCAGCGCCGCCAATGATCCCGGCCGGTTGGGCAACACCAGTACCACGAAGGATGACCCGGTCAAGCTCGTACTTCATCGCGTCGCTGAAGAGCTTGTTGAGGTACGCCTCAAGCTGGATTTGACTCCGGCTAAGGGCCCGTTCCGAGACCTCCGTATACCCGGCGACTTCGTACGTCTGGATCGTGATCTGTTCGAATTCCGGCTCGGTCTCTTGCTTCTTCGCGCCCTCGGTTATCCACGTCATCGAGACCCCACCGAACTCACCGGCCCCGGTCGCGGTATCGGTTTGGGTGAGCGACGGCCACGTGATCGTTCCAGTAGCCGACGGGACGATGTTAACCCGGTTGAGCATCACAGGAGCGGGACCGGGGAGGTCTTGCATTGACGCCATGAACTCCGCAGCGAAAAGGAAGTTCGCGCGGGAAGGGTTCGTGTCGGCATCATTGACGCTGAGAATGTCCTTGGATTCGATACCGAACGCTCTTGCGTAGTTCCGGCCGAGGAACTTTGCCGTCATACTCCTAGGGATAACCACGCACGGCGCGTCTGCCTTGCCGTGCTCACGAAGCTTCTCGCTCTTTGGCGTCAGAAGTTCAAGCTCCTGGCCGGAAAGTCCGGCGGCGCTGCCCTTCGCGCCCATGAACTTGAAGAAGAGGTCGCGCTTCGTCTGCGTCTCTTCGTCGTGGTTCTTCGGCTTCGCCGGAACGGTCTGATCTGCGATGTTCGGTTGCGCGGGCGCCGGTTGCGAAAGCTCACGGACCCGAGCGAGAACATTCTTCCGGTTGACGTCGGCCTTGGCTGTGTCCAGCTGTGTTGCAATCTCGTCGAAGTCCTTCCCGAACTGATCGAGCTGTTCGGCCGCCGCTTGAATCGCCTCGGCGTCCTCAGCCTTCTCGGCCTCTTCAAGGACCGTCTTGCATGCCGAGATTTCGGCCATCTTCGCTTCGAGCTTTGCCCGAAGGCCCTTCATGTCCACGATCTTGGAAACGGGGGTCATAGCCTACTCCTGTTCGTCCGCGTTTTCAGCGGTAACAATGTCTGCGTGAAGTATCAAGCCCTTTCGCTCAAGAGCTTGAATCCTGGCACGCACTGCCTTGGCATCGGCCTTTCCCGAGTGCTCGTCGGCACCGTCGGCAGTGGACCGGGCGTCGGACGCATCTTCGTCGGTGTCGGCAGTATCTTCTCCGCCGTCCGTCGAATTGCGTGTTCCCTCGGTCGATCCGGCTGCCTCCGCTGCGGCGGGCGGCTTAGTAGCGCCGTCGCCGGAATCGCTGCCGGAACTCCCGGCTGCGGTTTGGTCTTCCTTGGATTCAAGAACGAACGCGCCCTCGTTTGCGGGGATGAGGGTGATGGTGATTTCCTTGAGCGCGAGTTCGTTTAGCTCTCGAATCATCATTCCGTTTGTCTCGTCCTTGAGGTAACCCCATTTGAGGATGCGGTAACCGATGCTCGCCCCGATTTTAATACCGTCGGCCATGAGCTGACCGATCTTGGCGCGGACGGCTTGGGCAACATCGTCGTCGTGGTAATGGGCGCGGAAACGAAGCCCATACTCATCTTCATTGAGTTCGACCACCGTCGCGACGACGTCCTCAAGACCCCCACCGAGCGCAGCGTGCTTGGCCATCAACACGACCTTGCCGCCCTGCTCGGCGATGGTCTTCGTGAATGCTCCAGGCCGCACGACATCCCCGGCGAGGTCGACCACATCGAACTGTGAGGCGTAGCCCGTGATGAAGCCAAACGGAGCGCCGGGAGCCTTCCCCTTCGAGTCGATGTAGTTTTCGGCAAGGCTTCGGTGATACGTGGCATCTCGGCTGACCGGCCGTTCACCCTCGCGGTTGATCGTTGGAGCGTCCATAAGCCCCGTCGCGCCCTTAGTCTCGTCGCCCATCGTATTCTCCTTCTTTCCTAGAGCCCTTCGATGCGCCTGGAGGTGATCCCGTACAGCGCGTGTCGCTCGGCGACCGGAACGCCCGCCTTGGGCGGCGGACCAAGCGGCGTTGAGACCCCCTTCGTGAAGGAACATCGTACCCGTTGTGTATACCTCGTCGTCATTCAGGTCACCTCCTCCACTGATCCAATGATGAGGATAGAGCCACGTCGACTTTTTTCCAGCCTTGCCTGTATCGGCGTGGGCAATCCGTGGGAGCTTCGTCTTATCGACGCTGCCCCACCGAGGGGCTCCGGTTTTGAGCTTGCTGTTATGACTAAACCCCATTAGTATAACCCCTAACCCAAACCCTTCGAAAAAACCCCTTCAATAAACGTATCGGGGAATGGTGGACGGCATAAAGGTATTTCTTAGGTTTTTTTTTTCCTCCTGATCCTAGACCGACAAGTCAGAAAACGGGTATGAGGCTACACCTGCAGTTCGGATGGAGCGGCGGATGTTGAACTTCAAACTTGACGTTGAGCGCTTGCGGCTTACCCGTACTGGGGTTTTCGGCCTCGATGCGATCCCCCGCGCTGGCAAACGATTTATCGATTGGAACCCGCACCCCATCAAACTGCGCGCAGTACGGGCAGAGGGCGTCGTCACTCGTGACGAGCCACTCCTCAACCTGGACGCCTTCGGCTCGATAACGCTGCTGCGCACCTTCGTTGAACGCCCAAATGACTCCGGTGCGGGCGAGCATTTTGGAACGGGCCTTATCCGAAGCGTAACCACCCTTGAGTATTTGTTTAGCGATTTCAACTGGTGTTACTCCCCGTGTATATGTCACAGATACCATACCAACGGTCGGTTGGAATACCTTACGAGTTATTCGAATACGTTTCTTTGAAGCCTTGTCAAAAAGTTTTTCTAACTTCTTTGCCTTTGTCTTGCTCTCCGATACTGAAGTCGTCTCAACCCATCGGTCAATGTCCTTGAACCTCCCGGTGATTAGAAACTCTTCACCTTCACCGACGGTAGCGCTCATTGGTTTTTCGGGTCCAGGGTTGAGCGCTTTGCTGGGGGGCGGCTTCCAAAACTCCTGCCCCGCCCACGCGTATCCGGCTTGAACCATGGCGTAGATGTGATTGCGCTTCACGCGGGCGAGTTCCCCAGCCCAGCGCGACGACGCGCTCGCGAGAAAGTCAACCGCCCCCCCAGCAGCTACCCGCATGGCCGTGCGCTTAGTTTGGGTACGTAGTACACGGCGAAGGTCACGTTCATACGCCGGGCGATAAGCGTCTGCCGCCCTAGCGCGGTGGCGTTGAACCGTTTGCGTGGCTGCGACGGGCATTTAGACTTGACTCCACGGCGAGCACTTTTGACAGAGGTAGTAGCACGTCTTCCCGACGCGCATAATTGCAGTCATTTCCTTGATTGGATGCCGTTCCTTACACGCGCGACACGCGGCGGTCTCGGCGTGCTTGATCTCCCCGGTCTTTACCTCGACCTCACCGTTTGGCATCGTCTTCCTCCCTCACGAAAGCGTTTACCCTGAGCGCCCCGCACAGCACACCCTCAAGAAAACTATCGACAGCAATTGCTTGCACGTCCTTCGGTAAGCATTTACCACCGAAGCCGCGTTTTCCATCCGGCCCAGGAACGTCAAAGTGACTATCCCCAAGACGCTTACAATCCAGCCGAATCCCAGGTGGCACCACTCGATCCCACGGTTCGTCCCCGTGAGTATCCCAGTAAGCCTTGAGTTCGTTCATGGTCGATACTCGCACGGCGAGATTGACGTTGATCGCGTACTTAATCATCATTGCCCCGGCTGGCGTGACCCAAAACACCTTTGAGTCCGGCCAGACAGTGTTGATGAATGGGGCAAGCACCTCCGCGTACTTCCCACAACTCCCGACGATGAGAAACGGGCTAGCGAAGGATTCCTCATAGGCGTCGCGTTCGGTAAGGAACTCAGGCAGCGTCGTAAATGCCAATGGGTATCCACGCTCAAGCATACGAACGTTCAGTGGCGTTACCGTAGATCGAATGCAAACCACCCCGGCGAACCCCACGCACTTGGCTTCGCAGAGAAACCTAAACACATCTTGAACTACCGAGAGGTCTTGGCGCCCGTCGACACCCGTTGGGGTCGGAACGCACACGAATGCGATTTTGACCGGAGCGAGTTCTTCCGGACGTATTTCATATCCCTTCTTCGGGTCGTGGATCAGAATGGGACCGGCGTACTCCCGTCGCTTGAGCGTGTTGACAAACGCGCCGCCAACGACCCCCATTCCAAAAACGGCGATGTGATCTTGTATCTTACTTTCCCTCGCCATCTTCAACCTCCTCGTCCTCCACGGTTTCTTCGGTATCGATTTCATCTTCCGGCGCGGGCTCATTGTCTTCAACGTCCTCAACGTCTTCGTCCTCGGGCATGGTATCTGGAATATCGGGTTCTTCCCCGGGGGTAAACTCTACGAGGTTCGCGGGACGAACGCGGACCTTCCCGGCCTCCCCACCAACAACCTCGGTCCCGATTTTTTCAAGGAACTCGTCAAGCGTCAACCCACCCACCTGCCAGTCGGCGCGGGCGCGTTCGTGAATGGAATCCTGATCCTCCTGCATTTCAGCAACGTCGTCAAAAACCGGCTCAAGCCAGAACTCTTCTTCCCCCTCCGCGTGGAGGAGACCGAGGCTAAACCCGTCGGCGACCTTCTGCGATACCGAAGTCATCTTGCCTGAGTAGAACGTCTTTTTTGCCGTTTCATAATTGGAATACGTCGCTCGTTCAAGACCGGACCGAAGGTGAATGAGGATCGGTGGCACCTCAAACGTAGAGCAAATCCGAGTCTCAGCGAGACCTGCTGTCCCAGGCCAGTCGAGGTCTGCGAGCGGATTTTTGTAATCTGCGCTCACGCCTTCCCCGCCGATGAATAGCGGGCTACCGCGCTTACCTTTTCCGATCTTGTCGCGGAGAAGACGGCGAACTTGCGCCATCTGGGGTTCGGTCCATCCCGTCTTCTGCGTAAGAATCGGCCCTGGGATGTGCATGTTGTTGAGCAGCTCGATAAGGTATTCGGCCCGAGCCTCATCTATCTGAGTATCTCTGATGCACGCTTGCGTCGGTCCGGCCGATGCGTATGGGTTAGCCGGGTCGGGGTAATGAATGTAGATCATATCATCGAGCGGAATTTCCTGTCGGTAGTCCCCACGCTGGACGAGGTAGTGCGACCGTATACCTTGGCGATCAACCTCCATCGTGATCCAACTCGTTGGGAACGGCCATAGACCGTCCACGAACCCAGCCCGGTTTCGAGTCTTCCAAATGTAGCTCTCGGCCGTCAGTTCTAGGTGGGTGACGACGTTGTAGAGAAATTCTGAGTAAGACATGGCTTGGTTGGGACGCTCGAAGACCTTGAGGTATGGGTGATCAGCGCGTTCGACGCGTTCCCCGGCAGCGTCGTAGGAAACTACAGTATACGGGATGGTCGGGGCCGTGTCCCCGATTTTCTTCACGCACGCAAAGATAATTGACATAGTGTTAAAGAGGTTTTCGGCCTCGCTCGTGCTATACGTAGTCCACGGGCTATCGCCCCGTGTATTGAGTAGACTCCCGGCCACGCTCCATCCACCTTCAGCCGCGAGGTCTTCAGACGCCTTACCCAAGAACTCTTGAAGCGCCGTTTGAAATTTCATCTGCTTGCGGCGCTTCAACCAGTTACGAAGACCCATCCCGTGCTCCTCTCAGAAACTAAAGAACATCTGGCCCTTTCGGGCCAACGCCTCATGAACCGCCGCTATGAGGCTGTCGTAGCGGTCGTCGTGAGTCCCTTCCGGGAACCGAGTCAGTTCATCTAGCCAAGCGTCGTTCCACTCAGCTTGTTTAATGAATACGCGCCCGGCCTCGAATATCGGCTCGATGTACGCGGACCGAGCGACCTTGTCGTTCTTCGGTACGAATTTCTTCACGATTGCTGCCCCGGCAATCGCGTTGCTCACGATATCATACGCGTCAGTATATCCGGCTACAGTTTCGATGATCACTCCGGTGGACGCCCCGTCCCTGGTCGAGGATGCGACGATGATTTGATTGCGTTTGTCCCCGCGCCAATGTCCGTGTATGACGTCGTCGACGAGAATGCATTGATTCCCGTTTTCGTCGTCTACAACGGCTGCGCGCGTGCCCACGGACGCGTCCGGGTCGTCGCGCGCGATTTCCTTCTGAGTGCTCGCCAAGTCCCAGCCCCTGTTCCATCGTGCCTTCTGCACGAGAGGCATTCGAATCCACTCCGACGGGTCCACGACTTGAACCATATCGGTGCGGAGGAGCTTGCCGTGACGCGGCTTCGGGTCTTGTTGCCCCATGGCCCCCCAAGCGTAGGTTCCAAGAGTCGTTTGCATCGACTCATACCATTGATCGCTGAATCGCTCAGAGAACAGCCACGACCCGTCTTCGTTTTGCGCTGGGTAACGCAAGATTTCGAACTTCGGAAATCGCGGGTCATACTTCGGGGAGGCCGGGTCATTGAGTTGAATGATTCGACCGACGACATCGTCTTCGTGCCATCGGTTCGCGGTGATCACCGTCGCGCTCACCGGGGCGCGACGCGTCATGAAGTCGTTCGTGAAGCTTTCCCAAGTCTTCTCGCGCATATGACGGCTTTCCGCGGTCTCGCGGTCCTTGAAATAATCGTCGAGACCCAGCACATGCGCACCACGACCCGCCACGGTGCCCCCGAAGCTCGTGGCGTGGTAGGCCCCGGCGTGGTCGGCGATCCTCCAAGAGTCGATCTGGTTGTTTTCGGGGTCGATGTCCAACCCCCATAGGTTACCGGTCTGCCGAAAACGCCCGCGCACGAACCGACTGAACCCGGATGAGAGGTCGTGGTTATAAGACACCTGCATGAACTCGTGCTCCGGGTTATTCCCCAGGTGCCATACAGGCCACGTCCGGCTCGCTATATCGCTCTTGCCGTGTCGGAACGGAATGCATAGGCAAACAAACCGACTTATCCCACGCTGAACATCTTCGCTAACCTTCTGCAGCGTGTGAATCATATTGAGGGTATGGTTTCCGAAGATGTAGTTCATGGCCGGGGGATACGCCCGGGTAAACACCTCCAGGTTACGAGCCGCGCGCGCACGAATGAGCCGCAGAACAGCCTTGCGCTTGGTTCCATGATCAGCGTTTGGGTCTACGACTAGAAGTCGTTTCTTAGACAACCGCGCCCCCCAAACGAACGTAAACGCGTTCTTGGGATTCTTGAATAATTTGATGAGCCCGTTGTCTCGTAACGCCGATGGCTGCTCCAATCGACGTAGTGGTCATTCCCGACGACCACAAACGCATGACTCTGCGTTGTCTTGAAGAAAGGAGCGGAAGCACTCGGTTCAATGTGTCAATCACTTCAACCTGGGTGCAGTTGTTTTTTTCGCCCGCTACCCAAGACATCTCGTCTACATACGAAACCCGAATCGAACTCTTTCGATAACTCTTGGTTCGCCCTCTAATTGTTTGCCAAATCAGATAGTCGAGAAACTTGAATACCCGCCCAAGAAATGGACTAACGGATACGTCGTGTCCTTGCGCCCACACAAGCGTTCGTAAAAACACGTCTTGAACCATGTCATCGTGGTATCGATTTGGAATTCTCATCTTCCACGCGCGCGCGCGAACAGCACGCTCGATCTTACGACAGTCGGAGTCGGTGACCGTATACGCCATCAGAAGAAAATCCTCGTCTTCCTATAGAGATCGGCGATCCAATCCGCCGACTTGGCCTCGGAGTAGTAGCGGAGGTCTTTGATGGAACCATTGAAGTAGTAATCTTGTCCGGCGTTCTTGCTGCGCACCCCCACCGTGACGCTATCTCTGTTGGCGGCGTCAGCCAGCCAGCACCCATTGTTGTCTCCGGAACTGACGGTCAGTGTCTCGGCAACGCCGTTCACGTAGAGAAGGTATTGCGTACCGTCCGAGACGACCGCGACATGGTACCAGCGGTTCGCCCCCAACACGGTCGAGCCCAGAATGTTGTTGTGGCCCCCACCCCCGGACTCGGATTGAACGGCGATCAAGCCCCCATCGGTCACCCAGAAAAGCAACTTGTTGATGTCCGCGGCCTCATCGCACGAACCGAAGATGGTCCGGTACGCCCCGATGGCGTCGAGGGTGACCCAGGCGCAGATAGTCCCGACCTCGTCGGAGCCCCGCCAGTCCGCCACCGTCATGGGGAGGTAGTTCGTGATTCCGTCGAATTCCATTTGGCGCCCCAGGACGACCCCGTTCACATTGCCGAACGTAACCGCGAAGCGCGAGAGGTCGTTCTGATGCTTCAAGAGGTGAAGTGCAAGACTACCATCCGGGACGCCCGCATTGAAATCATACACGGGTCGGGACAAATTGCATCGGTATATCGTGGCGCCCGAGGCAAGCCGCGCTCCGGCGAAGAGCGTCCCGCCGTGATCGCAGCAGCAGAATATCCCAGCCCCATTGACGTCCAGGTACTGGTTCCACGTCGAACCGTCTGTTGAACCCCGCAGACCATTCGTCACCCCCACGACCGAACCGTAGCACGCGGCGACCAGCACGTCGCCCATGGGGACCAAGTCGAGAATGGAATCGTTCCAGGCATAGACGGCTTCGGTTGTCCATGTCGTCCCGTCCGGCGTGCTCAGTATATGGCCGTGGTGGGTCGTACCAGCGTAGAGTTTTCCCTTGAACGTGGCAAACGTCATCGGCACATCGTCGTTATCGATACCATAGTTGGCATCCACGATGGCCCACGTCGTCCCATCCGCCGAACGAATCACGTTGTCTTCATCACCGCAGTAGATGTAGCCGTCAGTCCAGGCGTGAATTCCCCACGAACCGCCGGTCGAGTTGTAGACCGTTTCGAGCGTTGACATGTCGGTCGTTCGGACGATCCGATGTGTGGTGTCCTGGTTGCGCACGACCATATACATATACCCGCCGAACATCGTCCCGGCGCGGATGTACCGCTCATCCGTGAGCGGGGCGTCCTCGGTCCACGTAACACCGTCGGCGCTGTGGGCGAGGAAGCAATCCGAGCCGGACCACGAATGGACAGGTATATACAGTTCGTGGTTCCAGACGAATGCCGATTCGATAGCTTCGTGGCCTGCCGGAGCGGAATACACGAGCGTCCACGTCGCGCCATTCCCCGAGCGGTATATCTTGCCGATGTTCGCAACGTTGTCGCAAACGCCGGCATAGACGTAGCCGTTGAATGAAAACAGCACCCCAACCATGAGTTGTGCTGCATTCTGGTAGACTTCATCGGCCGTCGACCATGATGTCCGAACCCTGAGATCGCGGACACCCAAGGCCCCGTAGTTCGCACCGTCATATGCAAGCTCGAAGTTGTTGGCGTCGTCCACCTCAAATTGGAAAACCACATGCTGCCACTCGCCCGGGACCAGCGTCTTGCTCGGCTGGCCGTTGACGAACGTAGCCACTTCATTCAGATTGTTATAAGTGATCGTTCCAGCGACTAGATGGATGTACACGGTGTTGTCAATCTGGAAGAGTTGTTCCGCCACAGTCGCCGGCTTCACCCACATCGAAACTTCCTGGATGTTGCCGATATCGCCGAAGTCAACCCGGTCACTGACGCCATCAAGAGTGAGTCCACCCCCGCGCTCGAAGGTGGGGGTACCGTGAAGCGTGCCGTCGTTCCCGGCCGGGGAGGCGTCCCGAACACCGCCCACGGAAAGGGGACTCAAGACAGACAACACGAGGCTGGCGTCGGTGAGGTGCGGTCGGGTGAGGAGCGGTTGCTGTGCGATCATGTAACATACGCCTTTCTAGTACGTCGGTACGGGTGCGCGCATCAGGGTGAGGATTTCATCCTGGGTAAGGGCGACGTTGTAGAGGCGGAAGTCACCCAAGCGACCATTGAAGTCGCCGCTCCCGTCGTAGTCGGTTCCAATCCGTGGAGCCCCCTCGACGGCTAATACCTCAGCGCTACTGTCATCGGTGTCAACTAAGTCACCATTTAAGTATAACGATTGAACTCCGGCAGCCAACTTAACTGCCGCAACGTGGTTCCATGACCCGATAGATACCGACCCGGAGGCGGATTCAACGGCGTTAACTTGAAACGCGACGGCGTCCAGGTTGTCAATGAAAACGCCGTCGTCGATACCATCCCGGAAAGAAAATAACGATCCCTGTAGCGCATCCGCGAAAAACCAGAACGCCACCGAAAACGCCGTCTGCCCGTTCATGAAGTTCGCCGCCGCGAGCGGGAGTTGGACGTACGTGTCTGCCCCATCAAAATCCCCAGCTTGCCTCGAGTTTTTGAGGAATGGCGCGTACGCTTCGGCCCCGAACCACTCACCGTGTAGACCGTGGCCGGATACGTCCTCGGCGTGACCGTTAAGCGGCCAGTAACCGACGAGCGTCTTCGGGCTTCGCAATCGCCAACTCATACGATCCCCTTACTTTCGTCCCTGCCGGGTCGCTACATGAAGATCAGCTACCTGGAGCGGGGTCAATGCGGCGCTATAGATGCGGACTTCGTCTATGATACCAGCGAAGAATTGAATGCCCGCGAAGTTAGCGAAGTCCAATTGGCCGTCAGGATTAACGGCCGCAAACGGATGGGTCATGGAGTTATCAAAATCACCATTGATGAAAATTGAAGTGGTGCGGTCCGCGCCCGACTGTGACATGGTAATGGTAACGTGATACCATTGACCGACGTTCAGGACGCCATTCGAAGTTAACGCCCAGCCGGTACCATCCGAAACGACAATCTTGTCGGCGGCGTCGAAGTCGATCTTGATTGTAGGGTTGTCCCAGTGCGCAAGGACGGTTTCCAGCACGCCCGTTTGGCCGGGTTTGATCCAAAGCGAATAAGAGTTGCTAATGTGGAATGGTACCGAGAGCACAACGGTACGTTCATTGACACCATCATATTCGGTCCCCACACCCCCCGCGATGCCCCGAACTATGTCCGTGGCCGCGACCAGGTTCACGCCGGTGCCGTCGTTTCCGCTGTCCTTCCACCCGAGGTCGGGCGGATCAATAGTCGACATATCGAGATGCATTTCAAGATGCCGTTCGTAATCCATATCAGAATGCCCTTCCAGGCTGTGCGAGCGCGAGACATTCGGCGGTCGTCAAGACGCGGTCGAAGACGACGATGCCGGCGACGTCTCCACCACCACCACCCACCCCAATTGCAGGAACGATAGAAGTAGCAAGTACCTCACCGCCGAGCGCCGTTGGTGTCCCAACCGGAACCCCATCAAGGTAGACTATCAAGTTACCATCCCGGTCTGCCGTGCCAATGAAACAATGCCAATCAGTATCCTGTGCCCCGCCATCGGTGAATAGGAAGTTGATACCAAGAAAGAAATTACTCGACGAGACGAGGAAGTACCACCCATCCCCAGCACTCTCAAGTTTTCTAATCACATAGAAGTTAGCCGCGGTTCTCCGGGCCCAAACCACGATACTGAAATCCTGGGCACCACCATCGAAACGAAGGGAAAATTCCTCCTCCGAAGTGAGCGTAATCGCATCACCTAGACTAATCGCCTTCCCCCAAGGAGAGTCCACCAAAGACGGAGTTCCGGCAACGACATACCTGGAGCGCGCCTCCGTCAGGGGATTGTCCAACATCGGCCACCCCCAGATGGCGCCATCCTGGAGAAATCTCCGAACGTTCATCGTCACGACCCCTATCTATTCACAACATCCACGCCGACCGCGAGCACAAGGTCGTCCGTGGCGAAATTCTAACCGAATCCAATTCGGTGCGTGCCCTCTATCCTTATACAGGTTCAAATGTCCCACCGCACTGACCGGCGTAGCTTCGGTAGGATGCCCGCCACATGATCTGACAATTGAGGTTCGTGTCCACATTCTTGTAAAGCATACGGATGTAGTTCGTGACCCCGTCCTTCCCGTTGAGCAAGACTGGATCGAGGTTGGACCGTTTGTTCGTTTCATCAATCCTAATTTGGTCGGCATCGAGGAAAACAAGCGCGCCCGTCGCGTCATCAATCTTGACTATGGAGGAATTGATGGTCGCGCCGTCACAAACAACCCCGGAGGCCAAGGTGATAGGGACCGAGTTCGCGCCATCCCACACGTCAAGGCGGACCTCCTCAATGTCGGCAACGTTCGTAACATCCACGAAGGTGCCCGAAATTTCGTTCAACCGAATCAAACCGGTAAATGAAAATAGATTCACGGCAACCGGATCACCTGCCGCCGTGAGCGTGACGAGCTTGGATTTCTGCTTGCCGGGGTTCCTGGAATCGAAGCAATCCGGAGAACCGGATTCCCACGTCTCAGCTCCGGCAAGTGAACGCGCGTGCTTGTAACTCGCACCAAAAAGGGCATCGCGCATCATCGGTATAGTCCTCTCCGCATATACTTTTAGTTACCCGCCACGACCTTGAACGTCACTTCCGCCGCGGTCCCACCGTCTTCGCCGTCGAACTCACACTTGATTCGTTCAACGGCGATCCCGGAAAACGTGACCGTGTCGATTTGCTGTTCTGTGCTGTCGATTGTGTCGGCCCACATCTGGAACCATGTCGTGCCGCCGTCGATACTGCCCCAGACGATGAGGTCCACGGACGTGTCAATCCTGGCGATGATATACTGGACGGTCAGGTTCTCATAATCGAGTATGACCGCCTCTGGGGTCTCATCGTCGGGCGAAGTAAGCGTCGCCCAATCCACCCAAGCCGCCTTCTGCATCTGGGCGGGAGCTATGTCCGACACGGATAACGCGTTCTGGGCGAGGTCCGTGGCCAACTGCACGAGGCGCCCGAGGGTATCCACGTTCAAAGCAACCGCGTCCCCGTCGGCGACCTCGGTCGGAACGGTAGATTCGGCCTTACCGCCGATGACCGCGATGCCGGTGCCGTGGGCGGAGTCGATCACCCCGACGATGTTGTCGAGTATTTCCGTGGCGGCTTGGATCGCGGCGTTGGATGTATTGATCGTTGTGTTGGTCGCTCGAATCTGTTCCAACTGAACGAGCTGCGCTGCCGCGAGGACGCGGATAGCGTCGATGTCCCCGGTACCGCCGACCCCCGCCGCGATTGATTGCAGCAAAGCGACGAAGTCAACCTCGACCCCGTCAGCCCCCACCAGCTTTCCTGAAGATGGTACTACCTGATCCCACGGGGGCGTTGGTGCTTTCGGCATGTCAAACTCCTCTCTCCTTCACGTACCAGTCGATTGTGCGGCGAAGTCCCGTTTCGAAGGAAGTCGTCGCGGTCCACGCAAACAAAGCTTTAGCTCGCCTTACATCCAAACGGCGTCTGCGTTGCCCGTTCGGTTGTGTCATGTCCCAACGAAAACGTCCCTCATAACCAACGAACGTGGCGATCAATGCTGTGAGGTCGCATATGGAAGTCTCGCGCCCGGTCCCGAGGTTCACCGGATCGGGAGAGTTGTAGTCTTCGGCCGCGACGACAATGCCGGCCGCAGCGTCGTCCACGTAGAGGAACTCGCGCGTGGGCGAGCCGTCGCCCCAGAGGACGACCTCCTCGGCGCCGGAGCGCTTCGCCTCGACGAACTTGCGGATCAACGCCGGGATGACGTGACTCGTCTTGAGGTCGAAGTTATCTCCCGGCCCGTATAGGTTGGCCGGGAGGAGAAAAATCGTGTTTAGCCCGTACTGCTTCCGATACGCCTGCCCCATGGTAAGCAGAGCCCGCTTCGCCACTCCGTAAGGGGCGTTCGTCGACTCCGGATATCCGTCCCAGATGGTATCCTCTCGGAACGGTACCTCGGTGTTCTCCGGGTAGGCGCACACGGTACCGACGGTCACGACCTTCTTCACCCCGTGTTCCCACGCGGAGTGAATCACGTTCATTCCCATCATCATGTTGTCGTAGAAGAAGCGCCCCGGTTCGGCCCGGTTAGCCCCAATGCCCCCGCAGGTCGCGGCCAAGTGGATCACGACGTCGGGACGATAACGCGCCATCATGCAGGCGACGTCGATAGGAGTCGTGAGATCGTACGCCGAATGCTCGGGGCTGATTACGGGTTCTCGGGTCACGCGACTCAAACGTTGGACGACCCGACGACCGAGGAACCCAGAAGCCCCCGTCACCAACACCCGTGAATCACTTAGCCGCGACATCACGCTCTCCCTCAGCCAACTTCAAATCCGCGTCTACCATGCGGGCGACGATCCCCGCGTAGTCTACGCTCGGGGACCAACCCAAAATATCGCGGGCCTTGGACGCGTCCCCGCACAAGGAATCGACCTCGCACGGGCGTTCGTATCGGCGCTCTCCCGTTATCACATGGCTTTGCCAATTGAGACCGACGGCATCGAAAGCGTCAATCAAGAAATCAAACACGCTCCTCTTGGTTCCGGTCGCCACGACGTAGTCGTTGGGCTTCTGTTGCTGCAACATCAACCACATCGCTTCGACATAATCGGGGGCCCAGCCCCAATCCCGATATGAATGTAGGTTTCCTAGGTATAACGTCTTTTGAAGCCCGACCTTGATACGGGTCGCGGCGCGTGTGATCTTCCGCGTGACGAAGGTCTCGCCCCGGCGCGGCGACTCGTGGTTGAAAAGGATGCCGCAGGACACGTGCATGTCATACGCCTCGCGATAAGTTCTGGCGGCCTGATGCGCCATGAGCTTGGCGCACGCGTACGGGCTGCGCGGTTGGAACGCCGTGGTTTCGTTCTGGGGCGGTGGGGAGTTGCCGTACATTTCGGAGGTCGACGCCTGGTAAACTCTCACGTGGGCGTCGCACTCCCGCCGCACGGCCTCCAGCACACGAAGGGCCCCGAGCCCGGCGACGTCGGCCGAGTATATCGGCTGCCCAAAGGACACGGCTACGTGAGATTGGGCGGCAAGGTTGTATACCTCATGTGGGGAAGCATCCCGCAGCGCATCCGCAACGGAAACGTAATCCAGGACGTCCCCGTAAACCAAGTGGAGACGATTACCCTTCTCGTGCGGGTCGTGATAAATGGAATCGAGGCGCCCGGTATTGAAAGAACTCGACCGACGCACGAGTCCCCAAACCTCGTAACCCTTCGACAGAAGTAGCTCTGCCAGGTAGCTGCCGTCCTGACCGGTAATGCCGGTGATGAATGCTCGACGGCTCACGTTGCCCTTCCCGGCTTGCACCAGCCGTCGCCCTTGAAGATGATGCCTGCCCCGGGGCCGATCTTCTTCCGAGCCCACTCGCCGCAAATCCGACAACGTTGCCTTCGCTGACCGGGCATCGGCTGGAAGTCGTCCTGGACGTGCCCGTTCGGGCAGCGATACTCATAGGTGGGCATCTACTCTCCTCCGAACATGGTCGGCTCGGATGGATTTGAACCACCGACTTCCCGCGTATCAGGCGGGTGCTCTGCCCCCTGAGCTACGAGCCGAGTTGAAACCATCACGTAACGATCCAAACCACGGATCGCAGCTAAGACAAGTTCCACCCCTATACCCGCAGACACGAATGCTACAAGTGGACCATAGGTTAGATACAGAAACCACCACGTAGAATTGATTCCATCCTCTTCTGGACTCATCATGCAGGTTTCAATGCTCATCACGACCCCGACGACAGCCATCGGCAAGAATATAATGATGGCGATCACGACGAGGGCTATCCGATCCTCTAGCGTCAGCCTTGTGGGCTTCATGTTGCCTCCATGCCTGCGCGGGCAGGGGTCGAACCTGCGACCCTCCGATTAACAATCGGACACTTTTCACCGTGCGTTGATGCTACAAGTTTAGGAAAAGCGTAGACGCGGTTACGGGCTTCGTCCCAAGAATAGCCAGTCTCTCCCACAGCCGCCTTCAGTACCTCCACGTCCTGGTATAGCTTACGGTGAGTACGGTAAGCTTGGCACAGCTTCAACACCAACATGGCCCCTCGGAACAAAAGAAAAAGCGCAGAAACTCCAGTCAGTGATACAGCAATAATGAACGGAACCCAATCGCCTTCGATAGCTGAGATAGCAATCGCGGCGCTTGAAAAAACCAACAGGACGGTAACTACAGCTATCAATTTCATCCCTTTCTTATCGTAAACGTCTTAACTCGCCGACGACGCCGGACCCCAGCCCGACGCGGGGGAGCGGTAACGTTCATCCCCAAGATGTATATCACCGCGCGCGCGACAGTCACGAACACTCGCCACAAAAGCCACGCCCCGATCATGGCTGTTATCAATCCGAGCAAACCGAGAATGAAAAATGTTATGATCGTCAACATGTTACAATCCTCATGGAGGCCCCGGTGGGAGTCGAACCCACGACCTGCGGTTTACAAAACCACTGCTCTACCAATTGAGCTACGGAGCCAACCATCATTTCGGCATCGCCCCCTCGCTGAATTCCTTATACGTAATACTACCGCCGGTCGGACCAACCCCGGTGACGATGCACGCCCCGTTCGAATTCCAAACGGTCTTGATGTCCGTTCGCTTTCTGCGTTTCACGAACGGGGTATACGTGATCGTGGCGCAGCCGGTGCCCCCACAGCGGTTGCAAACGACCGCCGTACCCCTCGGCTCGGCGAAGCCGGAATAGAGCCCGGTGCCTCCGCACGCGTTGCATTTGGCCTTCACGGACACGGTGCGGGCTCGGCCCGCCGGCTTACGCTTGCCTTTTGGTTTTGCTCTAGATGCGGCGACCTTGGTGGTCATGTCGTCACCAACCTATCTACCGTAGCCTCAATCACATCATGTAATTCAAACCCGTTCATGCCCCTCCTCCCGCCTGTACGAACCTAAGCCTCGTCCGTTGCGCTACCCGCCCAATCGAGGGGGCTGGTGAATACCGAAGTGGGGTCGTGGAGCGTCAGGCGTTGCCCAACCTCTCTCCCACACCGGTCACCAACCCCCCGGACGACCGCGACTACTTCCGCCTTCTCCGCTTGGGCTTGGGCTTGCACGGCCCCAAGCCGCGACCCGTGCGCGGACCCTTGCCGCGCGGTCCGGTCCCGTCCCTGTTCGGCATCGGTCACCGTCCTTTCCTCCGTGGTAACTTCTGGTTGCCCCGCCAGGGTTCGAACCTGGGCTACTTGGTTCAAGGCCAAGCGTGATACCGCTTCACCACGGGGCGTCCTCACGACTTGCTCCCCACTTCGCACGTCATTCGGTCGGCGTGCCCGGCCGCGACCATCGTGGTTATTTCGTTCGGAAGGTTTGCCTTGAGGTTCGGGGTTTGGGCCGACACCCCGTAGTTCCCCCGGCCCCGATCCCGTAGCTCGGCGAGCTTGCTCTTGTTCCAGTTTCGAATTTGACCGTAGTATCCAACTATCCTCCCCATGTGAATCATTATGTACGGCTCGCGCATACCCAAGAAGAACGCTTCGAGTTCTTCCCAAGGCTGCTCCAAAACGCTTGCTGTGGTTACGATGTGCATGAGGCCCGTCTTTTTGTAGCCGACGAGAACCTCGTCCTCCACTGGGGTGCGGCCCTCACGAACGCCCAACCACTCGAAACGTTCGTCCGCGGTAACACGGTCAAAAAAGTCACGTCCTAACATGGTCACCATCCTTACCGATCAATTGATTTCCCATTCGCGGATACTCATCAACTCGCGTCGGGGCTTGAGCATTCGACGCACGGTTTCCTTTTCGGCCCGAAGCCCGCTCGCAAACTCTTCGGCGGGACCGCTCGTGGGAACCACCGAGAAGTTTCCGTCGGGCTTTCTGAGCAGCCACACGCCGCGCAGACATACCGGGCACGTCACGGGCAAGTCCACCTCCGCCCAAAGTTTGGAAAACCGAAGGGGCTCGGAGCAAACCGGACAGGTAATTTCTACTACCAAAGGATTATTTGCCAAGCCTACCCCCACCAAAAACCCCCTACATATAAGGGGAAGAGTTACTCAAATACACACTAGAGTATATATACTTATAAATAATATCCCCTTAGTAGATGGGGGTGGTTTCTGTAACTTTCGCCGAAACACTACGTTCACCGAGCCTATCATTATCTCGTTGCCTCGTTTGGAGTTACGGGTTTTTCGCCTATACATACTTCCTGGGGGCGTAACTCTCGGACCGCCCCCATTTCGACGATCACGAAGCCGGACTCCGAATTCGGCGCGCGGATAATCACCCTTGGTATACTCGCGCCGGTCGGGACGTGGCTGGTCAAGGCTTTCTTGGCCTCGTCAAGTTTGTTGATCGCGGCGGTTGCGACTTCCTCCGCGGCGGTCGTAGCGGCGGCCGCCGCGTTCTTTTTGGCCAGCGCGTCCACCCACGCCGTCGCCAACTCCACGGCACGAATCTGGTTTTCCGCGTGCATCAGTCACGACCTTTCCAAAGGCGGGTCAACTTCCGGCTTAAACTTTCTTGGTAAGAGCGCATTCGCTTCAGCTCGCGGTGTACCCGCTCCCGCTCCCGCGCTTCGACCCACATCCGCACTCCCCACACCAGGCCGAGAGCGATGAGCAGATAACCGACGATAGTCATGCCGTCGCCATCCCTTCACCAAACGTCGACGACTTGTAGGAGGCAGGCAGGGTCTTAAAGCCTTTCTATCGTCTTGCCTTCATTGTTGAGTACGTATACACGTGTGCCGTTGTCGAAAATGAACGTCTTCTCGGGTGGGTTACCCCGCCCTTGTTGGTACTCAGCCTTTACCCATTTGAAATGTCCTGGATCGGCGGGGCCTTGCTCATGGACTTCGTCGACAATCCAATCCCATTCCATACTGGTACAGGTTTTGTCGTGACATTCGGTAGCCCCACAGCGTACGGCTACCAGTACAGCCTTGCCATCCGTTTCCACTTTGCCCGTTACGTCAAGAACTTCTATGGGCATGTCGATGCTCTCTGGTTTTACGAATTTGCAAAATCCATGCTTTACTTGCTCGATGCCATCTTCGAGCACCCAACATCCACCACGCTTGTTGTAAAACTTCAAAATCATGCGACACCGTCCTTTCTGTACGTCACTGCCTGCCTGCCTGCCTGCCTACAAAGCCACGTCACCATCACCGCTTTACCAAGCGCAGCCTACCGGGATTACCCGGATTACCAGGACCGCCAGGCCGTGGAACGTTGCTGGCCGGGACAACCATCGGCGCGTTCGCCTGTTCGAAGGCGTCGATGTTCTTCACGGTCGTCAGCAAGTTTTGGATTACGCTACCCGCCAAGGTCCGGCGCTCCCGATCCGGGTCCGACCTGGCCGCTGGGTCTAGGAGCATTTGGATTTGCAAGACTAGTTTATACGGAACAACCTTCCTGACATTGGCCTCAGTTCCCGGTGGGGCCAGGGCCTTGGCGTCGGCTTCGGTCGCGGCGAGACGCAATTCTTGACCAATGCGCACGGCCCAGGCTTCCGGTCCTCGCTCCGCCAAGTCCATCACATTGGTCACGCGTCGTTCCCTTCCATCTCCGACAACCCAACGAACAGCATCAGAGGTACCGGCAAGTCCGATACGCCAACCGGCGCCTCGTGAATGAATGGGTCTCTTTCATTTTGCTCCCGAACCGGATTTCCAATCAGGTTCATTTTTTCCTTCACCTCCGCGACGACGGCTTGTCCCGAGAGCACCCGAGGATCAACCAACTTCGGAAAGATCACGGTCGGGATCGGCCGGCTTCGCCTTCGCTTTCTTCCGAGGCTTCTTGGGCTTTCTCGTTTTCTTCGCATAGACTTTTCCCTGAGATTTCTTAGACCCCCCGCGCAGACGTTCGCGCTCCTTTGTTTTCGCAATTTTGGCCAGCGCGATCACCTCCTCCGGGGTAGCAAGGTGGACCCCGGGAATAAGCGCGAGCAGCTCGTCGTCACCGAGTTTGTTGAGCCCGTCCCGTTCGTCGGGGTTTGTCATGATCGTCTGCGTCGGTTTACCGTCGACGGTTTCAAGCAGCAACTGATACAGCCGGGTCGGGAACTTCTCATCTTCGCGCAGGGCCGCGTCGACGATCATGTCCATGAGAACGTCTGCTTTGCGCCGACCGACCTTGGCTTCACGTTCGTTGCGATATTTGTTGAGCGCTTTCCTTAATAGACTTCGTAGAGATAGCTTCGGGCGCTTCGGCGCGCCGGGCGAGAGTTCACCTACCGGACCGAGCAGGTTTTCGATTGGCTGGTCGGATTTAGCCTTCGGGCGAATCATCAATTTCCCCTCCACCAAAAAGTATCGGGGAACGTCTCCCCCATAAAGGAAAATCCGGAATTTTCTTCCGAAAATTTTACCCTCCTAAACCACCCCGAATCGCCCGTTCTACGACGAATTCGGCACCCAATCCCCTAGTAGTACGTACCGACCTCATAATTGAGTTTACAAAACCTCAGCAAACGGTATTATATGAATAGAGAAAGGTGGTGGCAAATGACCGAACTCCGAGACGAGTACCGAGTATATCCGATCGGAGTAGTACGGAACGCCATGGAGGTGGAGCGACGCAACGTCTGTACGGAGGGCACACGCGGTGGGTCCCTCTATGGGTGCGTGATCGTGACCGAGACGGTGCGTGGCGGGGAAATCGGCGACGCACCCGTTTGGTTCTCTGGCTGGGGCCGGTCACCGAACTACGGATTCAGTCGCGCGGGAGAGGTGTTGGCCGAGATGCGCGCGTAGCCCAGAGCACGTCCCGCCGGTCCCCGTCCGCATGACGGGGCCGCGCGGGTCGCCTTCGGGCGAGGAAAGGCAGGTGGCGGCATGATAGTGACCGAACGTTCGGGGGACTGCACGCTCTACAGGGTCGAGTGCGACGAGTGCGGGGCGCCCTCTGAGGCAGCGGGGACGTCCAGGGAAAACGCTGAGCTCGCCGCAACCGATTGCGGGTTCAGGACCGATGGTGATGTGCACTACTGCCCTGAGTGCGATCAGGGTTGGGTCGAGTAGCCGGACAAGAAAGACGGGGACTAATGATCGGATGTGATGGCGGATGTGACCGGGACGTGCCGGAACTGCGCATACTGCCGAGCGGAACGGTCGCGCCTGAGTACCATTTCACACTCAAGACGCGCCACTCACACGAGGAATGGCTGGTCACGATCACCAACGCTCCGGGCGTAGACGATGTGACGCCCGGCGAAGCATACAACCTCGCGCGCTCGGAAGCGCAGGACAGGGCAAACCTCACGGGTCAAAGCGTCCTGATAACCGCAGACGGGGAGGTCGGCTCAACAGACTACGTCGAACCGCAGGAGTAGCCGACGCTCCCGGTGTCCCCTCTCCGGAGGGGCATCCGGGAATGCCGGAGCCCGAGAGGGCTGGAGAGGTGGTCGAGATGGATACCCTCACGTGTCGGTGGTCGGACGGGTCGAGCAGGGCCGTCGAGTTTCAGGCCAGCGGGAAATCGTCGTTCCGGACCGGGGCGCGCCTCGCACTGTTGCAGGCCGCGCGACGCCCCCACGAGGTGCTGTGGCTGCACGTCGGCGGAGCGCGCGGTCAGTGGATTATGCCGTCGCCGGACGTAGCGGTGGGCGACGGGGCGCCCGATGCCGTCGGCGCGGTCATGCGGGGTTACGGGATTGCCTACATCGTCATGCCCGACGAGCCCTCGGACGAGTGGCTGGATATCGCATGGGCCGCGTGCATGCGCGTGGCGCGGATGTATGACATGGCGTGGGACGGCTCGCGCGAGCCCGCGCCCCGGATCGTCGAGGACCAGACCCGGCGGCGCACGCCGCAACAACAGACACTACAGGACGCGTTTGACGCGCTCGGCGCGGCCATCCGTGCACGTCATGGGCAGGCGAAATTTGCCGAGGGCCGCGAGTCGCACCCGACGATGCAGCGCCACGGTGCCGTGGCCCGGGATGGCGTGGACGACGCGGCGACGCGCTACGTAGAGGCCATGCCGAGCGACACGGACTGGGTTGCGTGGTGCAGCTACAACGCGCGCCTACCGCTCGGGGACGAGATCGTGGCCGCGGTGACGGCAGCACGGGCGGCCGTGGACGACTGACCGACGCTCCACGCCCCTCCCTGCCCCACGCGGGAGGGGGGCGTGGACTGCCGGACAAGAAAGGCAGGTGACGAATGGAGCTTGCATTGATCGCTGGTGGCTGGTTGGACGACGAGCCGCATTGCTGGTTGCCTACGCAGCGTGGGTACCTCTGCTATGGCCAGCCGCGCGTAATACCCACGCTGGAGGAGGCCCAGGCGTGCATTCAGGCGCACGCGCGTAGTAGGCAGGATGGCGTGTCGTGTGCCATGACCGCCTCACGTTTGGTGTTCGATGCTCCCGTTGAGGTAGTCCTGCAGTCTGGCGTGCGAACGCACATCGACACCTGAGCACGTCCCGCCGGTCCCCGTCCGCATGACGGGGCCGCGCGGAACGCCCTCGGGCGAGGAAAGGTGGGGACGGATGAAGAAGCGACTGAACCGGCGCGCCGCACTAGCTTTGCTGGACAAGTATAACTCGGGCAACTGGATCATACGTCGTGCCCGAGTAGCGTGCGCGGCCAATTCCGGGGATTCGGGCTGGTGCGAGACATACGTCAACGGGGCCGGGGTGGCCGTGTTGGCGCTCGAATATCCGAACGCCCGCTATCGGGTCAGGGTCTATGGGCTGATTGCGTGAAGGGCGGGACGAGAGGGCCGCACGGGATGCCTTCGGGCAAGGAAGGGCGGTGACGGCATGATAGTGACCGAACGTTCGGAGGACTGCACGCTCTACAAGCTCACTGACGAGAACATGCGGACGCGCCGGGGCTTCCAATGGGAGCTCGGGCGAGAGGAAACGGCATCCGGCGAGGGCGACCTGTGCGGGCCGGGCTGGCTCCACGCGTACACCGATCCGCTGCTGGCGGTGCTCCTGAATCCCATTCACGCAGACATCGCAGCCCCACGGCTCTTCGAGTGCGAAGGCACTGCCGGACGAGACGACCACGGCCTCAAGATCGGCTGTACTTCATTGACGCTCCTCCGCGAGATCGACGTGCCGCAGATCACCACCGAGCAGCGTGTCCGCTTCGCTATCCTCTGCGCCATGGAGGTCTATGCGGGTGTAGAG